CATGAACAAAATTAGACATAATATAGCAGGATTTCTTTTTGCAGGGCTAGGATTATATTTTTTATACCTAGATATGATGCCAATGTCAATGGGTGCTGGTGCGGCAATGGATCACAGTATGCACACTACTCATAGTAACACACTATTTGGAATTGGTGAAATGACATGGATGTGGTTTACGATGGCTATTGTACATTTCTTTTTAAATGATTGTCAATGTAAATCATGTAAAGGTAAAGATTAATGCAACATTTTTATGACGGACAGATTAGAAGATATCTTACACAACTTGTAAGACTATTCAGTAATTTTTCTTACAAGGACGGCGACGGCAAAATAGTCCGTGTGCCTGTAATGTACGGAGATATTACACGTCAAGTTGGTCATATTTTAAGAGATAACTCTGAAAACAAAGTACCTAGTGCTCCGCGTATGTCAGTATATATTACAGGATTAGAGCAAGACAGATCACGTACTAGTGATAGTTCTTTTACTAGTAAGGTACATATTAGAGAACGTGCTTACGATGATGCTGGCAAAGAATATTTAAACACACAGGGTAAAAATTATACAGTAGAACGTATAATGCCTAGTCCATATACGTTAAATGTTAATGTAGATATTTGGTCAACAAATACAGATCAAAAATTACAAATTATGGAACAACTATTAATGTTGTTTAATCCTAGTTTAGAAATACAAACAACTGACAACTATGTTGATTGGAGTAGTTTAACAAGTGTAGAGTTAACAAGCATGAGCTTTAGTTCAAGATCAATTCCAATTGGAACAGAAAGTGAAATTGATGTTGCACAACTTAGTTTTACAACACCTATATACATTAATATGCCTGCAAAGGTTAAGAAATTAGGAATTATAACAAATGTTATAATGAGTATATTTGATGAATCAAACGGTAATGTTGAATTAGGAATTACTACGCCTCAACTAAAAGCATATTCTGATAGTCCAGGAGAAAGAGCGGCAATGGATAAACAAACTGATCGTATTGAGAGAGATTCATTAAACCTTTCAGTTACTACTGCTTCTTACAAAGACTACAATATGGTTGTAATGAATAACATTGCACAAATAATTGATAGAGGAAAAACAGGTACAGTTACTTGGACTAAATTAATTGAAGCATTGCCAGGAGAATATAGAGCAGGATTATCACAGTTACAATTACAACGTAAACTACTAGCCGGAGAAGATACAAGTATAAGTGTCAACGGATCAGTAACTATTAATACACTAGACGAAAGCCAATTAATTATTGATTGGGACGAAGATACTATTCCTACAAATACTACATTACCTAGTCCGTCAGGAAGAAATAATACCGGCTCAATTGACTTTATAATTGACCCTGGAACATACAATCCTACTACTGCAAAAGCCGCAGGACTTAGATTATTACTATTAGGTGCTATCAACACTAGTTCAAATGTAGGTACCGCAGGATATGACGGGCCTGATGCTTGGAAAAATGGAGATAATTCAGACTTTGTAGCAGGCGAAAATGATATTGTAGAATGGGACGGAAGTGCATGGCACATAGTATTTGACGCTAGTAC